AGCTATCTAATAGCTTATCTGAAATGACAGACGGTTTGGCTTCTTGTTTTTTACCTAATATTAGTTCGCCAAGTTCATCCATCACAAACCTCCAGTTTCAGACAATTTCTTAATGTTCTGATACTTATTGTAAAACTCTTGACGCTTTACGGGGTCACTTCCTAGCAGTTTTTCAATTTCAAACTTACGTTTAGTTGGATCGGTTATGTCTTTGTAAATGTTCATAGCCTCAAAAACTTTTGTATCGGCATTGGCATTCCATAATTGCTGATAAGCCTTGATGTTGTTGTCACCATACTGCTGTGCAAACTTCTGTGCGCCATTGGCTTGCATATCAATGTTGGTCTGATCGGCCTGAACCCTGCGGGCAATGTTGATCAACACGTTAGTTGGCACTTTAACCGTACCGTTAGCCACCGCTTGCATATCCAAGCCCGCCACGGTGTTACCAACGCCACCCATAGCCTTTGTATTGGACAAGGCCATGTTAGCCAGGTCTTTGGCAAGCATATCGTATTCATCGCTTTTCATAGCCATAAGCACTTTTTGCTCTAATCGGCCTAAAACACCACCGCTAGGAAATTTAAGGTTTTCACCAATTCCTGTGGCTTGCTTAATAACTTCCTCAACATTCCTTCGGCTTTGTGGCAAAGTACCTTGAGCCTCAATCAAACGGGTGCGGTAACTTTGACCAGACGCTTGGTCTGCTGCTTCTGTTGGCTCTGGTGCATAAGGCTGTGAGGCGCTTCTAACAGGGTAAGGCAGCGGCACATTGCCAATGGTAGGTCTTTGACCAGGAATACCGCCAGGCTGCAATGGAGTGTTCTGCAAACCTTGAGCAACGCCAATTGTTGCTGTAGGCGTAGAACCCGCAACGCTTGGCTGTGTAAGTACCGTTTGACCTTGCGCTGTTGTGCTAATGCTTGGAGTCAATGCAGTTTCTTTTTGTGCGGGAGACAACAAGGATTGTTCTTGTGCAATCAAGTCTTTTAAAACATTAGGCCCACGTTGCGCTCTGCTTAATGGGTATTTGTATGCCTCAATTAAATCATGCACTTCACGGCTATCGGGATTTTCATTTTTAAGACGATCTAATTCACCCACAATCACTTGTGGATCATCAATCCCCATGCGTCCCAAAATTCCTAAACGGCCCGCAACAACTTGCCGCATACCTTGCGTCATTTTATTTTTTGCTTCAGTTGCAGCAGTTTGGCTTGTGCTTAATCCACTCAATGAACTAATTACATCAGGGCCTGTTAACGGGGCAATCTTAGGAATTACCGCATTGATCTTGTCCATGTCAATGCGACCATTAGTCTGCCAATTTAAAGGGTTGCTTGTAAATTCCTGAAGTTTCAAACGCTCATCGTTTTTTTGCTTTAAAACTTGATTTTCAATTTGGGCTTTTTCTAAAGCCAAAGGATTAAGCTGTTGCGTTTGCTGGTAGTTCTGAATTCCAGAAGCCAAGTTAACCATGTCCCCAAGGCTTGTCTGTTGGGGCTGTGGGTAATTTATGTTCATTGGGAAAGCCATGATTTATCCTTATGTCGCTTTAATCAAAGAACTCAAAAGAGCAGTATTTGTTAAATTGTTTATTGCGGTACTTCCAGCATTTGCACCCGCCACTTGGTTTTGAGCATTTGCCGCAGCTAATGATGTTGTCAATCCTGTTTGATTAGTGCCATACACATTGCCAGCGTTAATAACTTGACCAGCACTATTTACTACATTACCACCGTAAGTATTAGTGGCATTTGTCAAATTGCTTCCATACTGGTTATAAGCGCCCTGTAATTGTCCAAGGTTAGATGACAATACATTATTCAAGCTGTTTGTCACGCCTGATGTGTTAGTGCCGTAAGCATTACCAGCATTGATCAAATTGCCTGTATTAGATGTAAGGTTGCCGCCAAGGTTGGATGACAACGAACCCATGTTAGAGCCGTAAGTGTTGCCAAGGCTTGCCAATTGACCGCCTGATGTTGTGCCAATATTAGCCATTCCAGCTAATGTGGAATAGATGTTTTGGCGTTGAGTGTTGAAATTATTAAACGCATTTTGATATGCACCACTTGCATAATCTTGCGTGTATTTTTGCAAACCTTGCAAAGCATTGCCGCCTATGCTACCGCCACCCATGTTGGCGGCACGTTGGTTAGCCATTTGACCCTGTTGTAATTGAAATGCGTAGTTAGGGGCTAATTGCTCATTTAAATCAGAAGCGCCAAACTGACGGGTTAAATACCCTTGATTGTCAATCAAACCTTGAGAACCAGCCCTGCCAACATCTTGATAAGGTTGTTGAAATCCAACTTGTTGGTTATACAAATTACCCATGTTTCCAAGGGTTGTGTTGTAGTTGGCATTTAAAGCATTTGCATTTGCTGCGGCTTGGTCTTTTTGCCCTTGGTAAGTGCTACCCAATAAACCTAATTGAGTGCCAGCATTTGCTTTAATACCTTCATTGGCTTTTTCATAAGCCGCAATTTGTGCATTTCCAGCATTGTTTAAGTTAGTAACTAAATCTTGGTAATTAGTTTTTAATGTTGCATTAGTGGCTGTATTTAAACCTTTTTGATCTGCGTAAACATCAGAAAGAGTTTTTGATCCCGTAACGCCAGCTTGATTGATAATGTCAGAAGCGTTGCCAATAGCGTTTTGATTGATAGCACCACTTAGCAAAGTACCACCCGCTTGCAATGCCAAAGCGTCAGCAGTTGTAAGACCTAACGCACCAGCTTTTGCCGCATTTGCCGCAGCTGTTGTTGTTCCCGCAGTTGTTGCCGCATTTGCTAATGTTGTCCCGCCAATGGTGTTGGCGCTTGCGCCAGCATTTAAAAGTTCAGAAGCGCCTAAATCTGACATGGCGGTTGAACCAGCATTAAGGGCTTCAAACGCAGAACCAGCGCCTGTGTTTGCCAAAGTGTTTAATGCCGTACCACCCTCAAAAGCGCCAACACCCGCATTTGCTAATTCAAATGCTGTGTTTGCTGCGGCATCTGTGCCAACAGTTGCTAATGTTGTGCCAGCGGGTGCGCTACTTAGCAAACCTTCAGTTACGCCTGGAATACCAAAAACAGTAGCCGCAATTGCCAAGCCAGTCAGAATAGTTTTCTTATCGCTTGTATCTTTACTCCAAGATGAAATTACAGGCTTGCCATCAGCATCCTTTTTAAGTTCATAGATTGTGCCGCCACCGCCCGTGTAGGTAGAGCCAAAACGCCTGTTTGTGGTTGACGCATCAGCTTGGTTTAAGTCTGTTACGCCTTCATTTAAAAGATGGCGAGACATATCCAAAATGACTTGTTCTGCCGCAGTTGGGGGATGGCCTAGCAGCCTGGTAGCTTCATCGTAGTTAAAACCAACGCTTTCGCCTTTGGTATTAAACACACCGCCTTTGATGGCATTGGCATCAATTGACCCCGCCACTTGTTTTGACAAATTCAAAAGCTGATCACGGTCATAAGTTTTGCCTTGGTAATCAGTAACTTTACCCATATTGGCATTGCCAGCGTTAGCGACAAAATTGCCAACAAGTGAATTTATTAGGTTGTCCATAATTTAGGCTCTCTCAAACATTGTAGTAAGGCACTTTGTAGGTCTGCCCATTTACTGTGACATTCATAAATCCCACGGGATTGGCTGGAAGCGTTGCTGACCCTGCCGTTGCAGTTGTGGCAGAACTGAAATTCAACAAGTTAATGAAAAACTGCTGCCATGACCGTGATGGACGATTAGTTGTTCCATCCAAAAACGGTGCTTGTGGATAAGGGTTAACTTGCTGTGTGCTGGAAAGTCCTGAAGTAGCCATTAGTTTTCTGCCCCTTGAACTTTAAGATTAGCGGAAATGATGACGAAATTCACAGGATCAGTCACCACAACTTCAAAAATTCTGTCTCGTGCAGTTCCCAATCTGCGCCAAATAGCACGATTTTTGTATCTGCCCAATTGACCAACACCCGTCCAATGCTCATTTGACCAGGTAGAACCACCATCATTTGACCATCTAAGCATTGCTTGAGGATTGTTTGTGGTTGTAAATGTCACAGGCGCTTGAGTTGCCAAAATATAATTATGATCAGGCTCAATTGAAAAAGTTGCACTTGCGGCAATTGTATAGTTATCACCCAAATAAGTGATGTTTTGACTTATAAATTGTACCCCGCTAGATATTCCTGATGTTCCCACGCCTGGCTGAAACTGAATTTGCAATTCATCAAAATACTGGCGTTGAAACTCAGTCACCAGGTGAGGCGCTCTACGCAATCTGCGGATATTCTGACCATCGTCTGTGTAATTGGTTTTGTCCAATTCATACAGTTTGCCGTTTTCATAGTCACCAACAATAACTAAGCCCTGAAACACCGCACAGCAATTACCACGGTGACGCTGATATTGGTTGTCATCAGTTGTGTAAAGCCATTTATGCCACATTTGAGTGGTTGCGTCATAGGCCCATGTCAACTCAAGTGATGGGAAAGTAACAACAAAAACCTCATGGCCTTCAAGCTGGTAAGTCCATGAAACAGCATCACCAACGTATTTATTAGCTAATGTGTTCTCTACAGCGTGAGTGGAAATCCTTTGTGGAATGTAGCCTTGCATTTGCATGATTTGCGCTTGACCACGGTTGTTGCGTGAAACATACGCAAATGAATTGCCAAGTCGATACAAAGAAAAAGGCGCTGCAATGCCATGTTGGGTAGATGTGCCAGGTATTCTTTGGAATGGAAAAGGCACAGTTCCCACATCAGTCCAAACTTCTGAGGAAATTTCACCCATCAAATAAACTTCACGATGATCAACAATCAAAGCCACCAAATCATCAGGCGCACCGTCTTTTAATGAATAGCTAGTAGGGGGTGAAATTGGCGATAAAAGGTCACTAGCGCCCCATTGTTGCGTTGTAGGGTTGTTATAGACAAAATAGTTGTCAATAATGTCCACCGTGTTTGCACCGCTAAACGCACCATCGGTAGAGGGCAAAACAGAGAAATTTAAACCGTACATGGTCACGCCAACAGCTACTGTGCTTGCCACGCTTAAAGTGTAAGTTCCAACACCGCCTGAACCAGTACCTAAAGCGGTAATAATTGTTCCAAGCGTAACGCCAGCGCCTTGAATAGTTTGACCAACGTGCAAAACACCCGATGCGACCGCAGAAACAGTCATAACAGTTCCCGCAATGGTAGCAGTAACCACCGCACCAACAGTTGCGGAAGTTAGACTTCTTGCCGCAACCGTTTGACTTCTGTTGATTGTGTATGTTCCGATTCCACCAGTTCCTGTGCCAAGCGCAGTAATGACAGTTTCTGGCAAAACATCTATGCCAAACAAAGATTGTCCAATTGCAATCGTACCGCTAGAAATTCCTGTAACAGTCAATGTTGTGCCAGATGTTGATCCATAAAACACAGACGCAGAAGGGCTTGAGATATACCATGTGTAACGATAAGCACCGTCCACAATATAAACATTGATCCCGTTATCTGTGATGCGAACTATTCCAGAATTGGAATTGAGCTGCCCAATCACAGACGGGACTAAATTAGCTGACAAAGCGTAAACGTAAGGCCCACAAACCGCAATCAATTGCTCACCACCTGACACGGTGTGAAGCCCACGCACTTCCTGTTGATTTGGAAATAAGGCTTTAAGTGTTAGACCTGGCGTTGGGTATAGCGCCACCACCCCTCGCTCACCTTGCTGCTTAGCAGGGTCAACTTCAGGGAAAAAATTGATGCACTCTTGAGCATCTTGGTAAATGCTAGGTGCTTCATACGATGCGCCAACAAATGCAAAATCTGGCATATCAGACCTTTAAATAAAGCCGCCAGTAAGAATCCATCCCGCATCTTTGCTTCTTCCCGTCAGCAAAGCGTCAGGGTAACGGGCAGTTTGAAGCGGGCTCATGTTTGTGCGCTTGAGGGTAGCTTTAGCTTGCCCTGCAAACGTCTGAATCATCGTTATTTGCGTTGGTGAGGCTTTGCCGTACATAGGCATCAAACGCTCTGCCAAACACCATCTAAGGGCCATTGAATAGCCTTGTGGCAGCGCTATGTCCTCATACATTGAGTCGTAACGGCTAAACAACGTATTAGCAAACAAGTGCATTTCGCCCTGGGATGGACTAGGCCAAATGAAAAGGTTTCCAGAATCAGAGCCAGGGTTGTAATAAACCGCCTTGGGCCACGGGCCACTTAGCGTCTTTAAACCAATCATTTGATAGCTGTGCAATTCCAAAACAGACATTGGGTAGTCCAAACCACCACCAGTAATGGGCTGTCCATTGGCTGTAGTGTTTACCCTTACAAACGCTGAATCAATGTTCAAAGGTTTTTGGTAATAAGCCGTGATTGAAGTGGATGCAACAGTCTGCGAAATATTAACCTGGTATGTGCCTGTTTCGTTGATGTTGCCACCAGCACCCGTCAAAAACTGCGTGATCTTTGTGCCAGCTGTGATGCCTGTGCCACTTAGGGTTTGACCCTGTGCAATAGCACCTGAAGCAATAGCGGTCACAGTCAGAATATTGCCCGTAATTGAGCCTGTAAACGATGCGCCAATAAAGTTCTGGGTTGAAGGATTAGGGCCAATCGTGTATTGAGTTTGACCAGAAATAACAGGGCAAATGATTTCTGTGACATTGAAAACCATCATGTTTTCGTTTGACCATTGGTCAATTATGTCGTTTAGCATCTCAAACGCATCTAATGCTGCGTCTGGAGTAGGAGTTTCACCAGCTTCCAATGCACCAATGTCTTTTAGCGCTCTGCTAACAATGTCATAAGGCACAGCCATAGTGATTCCTTAACTTAATCTAAATATTGGAGGCTTCCAAGGTAAAGCAATTTCTTGTTGTTTTTTAACAGATTCAAGTTGCTCTAATAGCCTTGATTTTATGCTACTTACACCATCTTGGGTAGTGCCTTCATCAATCCAATTTGCAACCATTTCCTCTGTCACTTGGGATGTTGGAATTGTCGCCTTCTTAGCGTCAAAGTCCCAATACCCTTCAGTTTCAATTCTTAGATCATCTTCAATCAATGAAAGGTGATATTTGGCTTGAACAATAGCCTTGTCATCACCTTTTAATTCAAGAATTTTCCAAATGAATCTCATATTTGATTGTAGTCATTGGATTCAACACCGTAATTTTTGACAATATTGAATATGCGTGTGTTGTTTTCCAACGCCATGATTTCATGCGGTTGGTTTGGTTGAAAATCAATAAGTTGACCAGCTTCTGCAATTTGTTCCCAATCATGGGAATAGGCTTTTACTTTGCCACGGGCAACAATGGTAATGTGTACGTTATCAACCGTGTGAACGTGTTTAGCCAAAATGTCACCAACAGATTCAAAATCGTACATAGTGCCATTAAGCTGACCCAAATTTTCTAAGCGTTTAGCCAATAACATTTGGAGGGCTCCCCGCTATAGTATTTACATCTTGTTCAGGCACAGTCTCAACAACTGGAGCAACAAACTTTGTGCCGTCCCAAGTGTCAAACATATTTCCGTCATGTTGAGGCGCTAATTCTGTGCCTTCAGGAGGACTCCAAACTGCCCCATCCTCAAGTTCAATAACATTTACAACTAATTTAGTTGCGCTGTCTAATAAACATTTATGAGTCATGCTTTCTCCTTATGCTGGGAATACTGTAATGATGACTTGACCCGCACCACCCGCACCAGAAGTGCCTGTCCATGATGCACCACCACCACCTGCGGGG